CATCTGACATTATTTCTAAGTACTCTCAAGAAGATAACGGTCTAGCTATTTTGAGAGATCGTTTTAATTTTATTGATACACCTATATCAACTAAAGATACAGATCACCCAGCTATGAAAACATTGAAGAATGTTGTAGAAGGTATGGGTATAGGTATTGTGTTTGATGGGGCAGCAATAATGATTGGTAAAGGTAGAAAGATATTTAAAGGTAACAAAGTTATAGGTGATGGTTCTACTAATGAAGTGCAAAAAGCTCTTGCTAGGGAACAAAACGTTCGTGGGCAAATAGTTGAAAAAGCTCAAGAAGAGATAATAACTAAACCGGAATACGGTGCCTATAAAAATAAAGATATATCTAGTTCCTATCAAGCTTCTCCTACCTCAACCGGTAATCCTGTAGATGTATATAATCAACTTAAACGTACTAGAAAAGAATGGGGTGCTGAAGTCGGATCAACTGATTCATTACATACACCTGTTCAGTTAGAACGTACTGCAATAAGTGCTGAAATGGCAGAAGACCAAGTAGCCAGAGTGTTATCTGAGTTCATGTCTGATGCAAAAATCAAACAAGAAATTGCAGCTGCTAAAGCAAAAGGCACAACACTTGCTGAAATATGGGGTGATGCTGCTGATACTGCCAAGAGAATATTTGAAGGTAGAAACACTTCAGAGTTAACTACTGAGGAGTTCTGGAAAGAGATGTTCGAGGGGCAGACTGTTATTAAAGAAGGTCAACCAGATCAGATTAAGATTTGGGACCCTGAAAAGATTGCAGCTGCTGACTTAGTTATTGGTTCTCTGATGAAAGAGATACGAGATTCTGGTTTAGTTGGTAGAGAATTATATGGAATAGCAGATCTTAAAGCAGCTGAGGGTCCAACCAAAGCAATGTATGACAAGATCATTGCTGGTCTAACTCAAATCAAACTATCTAAGATGAAGACATCTGGACAGTTAAGAGCATTTGCAGCTGGCAAGACAAATCTCAAACAGTTACATATGGCTGTTGATGAGCAAGTTGCAAAGTCTATGGAAGCCTTCCAATTAGCTTTAGATTTTGCTGGTAATAACAAAGATGACAGTCTATTCAAAGCTATATGGGAAACTATCTCAATGAGTAATGATATCCATAACTTGACTGATATAGATGCTTGGATGAGGAAGAAGATAATAGGTGGAGAGTTTAATGGTAAGAAAAAAGTAGGAGCTTTAACTAGAGAGCTTCAAGGTGTAATGGTTAATAGTGTTCTTAGTGGACCTAAAACACCAATGCGCGCAATTATGGGTACAGGTTCTGCAACTTTCTTGCGTCCTATATCTCAAGCATTAGGAGCTGCTATCACTTTAGATGGTCAGACTCTTAGAACTTCTTTAGCTGAAATCAACTCAATCGTACAGGCAATACCTGAAGCTTGGACATTATTTAAAACCAAGTTAAATGCCTATTGGTCTGGAGATATTTCAACTATTAAAAACAGATTCCAAGAATATAGTAAGGGTGACGAACAGTGGGAAATGTTTGGTCACTGGATAGAGACTGCTGAAGGTGTAACTGAAGCTGATAAAGCAGCTTATTACTTAGCAAACATGGCTAGGAATATGAATGATAATAAGTGGCTAACTTATTCCACAAAGATAATGGCAGCTACTGACGATACATTCGGATATATCCTCGCTAGAGCTAGAGCTAAGAATAAAGCTATGCGTGAAGCTTTTGATTTACAAGGGCAAGGCAGAGTTTCAAATGTAGACCCACAAACAGTAAGTGCTTTTGAAGAGAAATTCTTAAAGAATATACTTGACCCAGAGGGAAACATAACTGATGATGCAGTTATTTTTGCAAAGAAAGAAGTAACACTAACTGAAGACCTACAGGGATTTTCTAAAGGATTGGAGACAGTCTTTAATGAAACACCTTGGGCTAAACCATTCTTCTTGTTTGCAAGAACTGGGGTTAATGGTTTAAAACTGACAGCTAAACACACACCTCTATTTAATTTCCTAGTTAAGGAATTTAATGACGTTGTATTTGCTACAGCTGCTGATTTACCGAAACTTAAAAAGTACGGTATTGAGAGCATGAATGATTTAAGGAACGCTAAAGCTCTTTATAAAGGAAGAGTTGCTATGGGTTCGTCAGTTATCTTTATGGCTGCTCAACATTTTATGAGTGGAAACCTTACAGGTAATGGACCTACAGATAGACAGAAGCGTAGAGCATGGATGGATGCTGGATATAAACCTAGAACAATAACAATAGGTGGAGTTCAAGTTGGATATGATGCGTTTGAACCTTTTAACTTAATACTTTCGACTGTTGCTGATATTGGAGATCATAGTAATTTAATGGGTGAAGAGTGGACAAAAGATAACTTCCAAAAGTTAGCTGTTGTATTAGCTCAAGCTGTTACAAGTAAATCCTATCTAGCTAGTATGCAAGACTTCGTTGACTTGTTTGCTGGTAAACCGGGATCTTGGGAAAGAATTATTGGTGGATTAGCTAATAACCAAATACCTCTTTCTTCTTTAAGAAATGAATTAGGTAAATTAATTAACCCTTATATGAAGGAGTTAAATTCTGGAGTATGGCAATCTATTAGAAATAGAAACTTAATGTTTGAAGGGTTGGATATTGATGGTGGACTACCAAATAAATATGACTTATTAAATGGTGATCCTATTAAGGATTGGGACTTCCCAACTCGTATGTTTAATATGTTCAGTCCTGTGAACATTAATCTAAAACAGGGTGATGGTAGAACAATGCTATTCAATAGTGGATATGACATGAGAATGTCTACTTACTCTTCTCCTGATGGAATAGATCTCAGCACATCACCAATACTTAGATCTCTATTTCAGAAAGCTATAGGTGATCAAAACCTTGAAGCAGAATTAGATAAGTTAGCGAAAGACCCTAAGATTATTGCTTCGATAAATCAAATGATTTATGACAAAAATAATGGACTTAGATCAAATGACCCTATGCAATCCTATTACCACAATAGAGTTATACATGCTCTATTCCAGAATGCTAGAAAGATAGCTTGGTCTGAAGTAAGAAATCATCCAGAAGCTCTTAGGTTATATCAAGAAGATAAAAAGATAAATATAAATAGTGCTCAATCGTTATACTCAACCTCCCAAAGTAACGTTAGCTCTGAAGTGCAAAGCAATAATTTTCTACTTCCTTATAGATAATCCACCCATCAATCCTAAAGGATCACGATGGCGACAACTGAAGAATTTTATGACGGTGGGAATACTTCCTATCCGTTCTCAATTGAATACATAAAAGCGACTGACATCAAAGTTAATGTTGATGACACTCCGCTTACATACAACACAAACCCAACAACATCTGGTCAATACAAAGTAGTAGGTACTACGGTTACTATCGGAGCAACAACAGCTTCCGGTACTGGGAATGTACATATATATAGAGAAACTGATTTAGATACAGCAGCAGCCGTATTTGCTGCTGGGTCAGCTATCAGAGCTCAAGACTTAAATGCTTGCCATGATTTGGTAAGACTTGCAAGTCAAGAACAAACTCAATTAATAAGAACTTCTGATTTTAAAGATCAGTCTGTTACCTCAGCAAAAATTAAAGACGGAACTATTGTTGATGGAGATATAAGTAGTAGTGCAGCGATTGGCTATAACAAGCTTAATCTTACTGGAACGCTTAAATTAGAGGACCTCGAAAGTGGAACTCTTGATAGCAGATATTACACAGAAACAGAATCTGACGCTAGATACTTTCAACAAGACTCTAGTGAAACAATTTCTAGTGGAAATACATGGTCAACCTCAGATAACTTTATAGCAACTACGGCTGCTATCAATGCAGCTATACCCGCTAGTTGATCTTTAAGTTTACCCATTTTTTAACTCCTTTAATTTTAAGATAAGTTTTTGTTTTTCGTAATTAATATCTTGTAGGATTTTATTTTTAATAAATAATGGATCCTTCTCCATATAACTTACAAGACTTACTTCATTATAGATCTTTCGATTATCTATAATAAAATTCTGATTGAGATAAATATCTTTTGTTTTATAAAATGCCTGGTTGAGATAAGCATTAAGATTATTCTTTCCAGACATTGCATCTAACAAAATAATATTTTTAACCTCAAGGTTTTTAGCAGTATCTTTAACTACTGCATCTACCTCGTTCATAGCAGCATCTAGCTTAGAGACTTTAGTATTCTTAGTTTTAGTCTTAGTAGATACTATCTTCTTTTCTTGTTTTTTTTCTTGTTTTTCTTCTGTTTGTTTTTCTGATTTTTGTTCTTCTTGTTTTTCTTCTTTTTCATTTGTTGCCTCCTTCTTATTAGTTGATTGTATAATTTGTTTTG